GTTGCCTGTAGTAGAACCAAGGGTGTTGATGGTGATAGCATTAATTGTGCCACCCTCAACCTTATCACCACTGATCTGATTATCAGCAAGGGTCAGGGTTCCTGCAGACACATTGAGTGTTTTGCCTGCCCCTACAGTGATGTCAGAGGTAGCAATGGTAGCGTTATCAACCGTACCCCCATTGATGTCTGCAGTGGTAGCAACAAGAGAAGCAACAGTCATAACACCAGTAGTGTCAGCAATAGTGGCTGATGCTGTGCCATCCTTGGCTTTGATATTAGTGACTTCAATATTAGTAGTGTCAACGGTAGTAGCATTGACGGTCGTAATGTTGCCCGTAGTGGCTGTAGCAGTGGTGAAGGTACCAGCAGCAGCAGATGCCCCACCAATAACAGCACCATCAACAGTACCACCATTAATGTCTGCGGTAGTCAGAACTGAAGAAGCCAGAGTGACCACACCTGTTGAGTCAGCAATGGAGCCTGCAGCAGTACCATCTTTAGCTTTCAGGTTAGTGACTTCAAGGTTTGTAGTATCAATAGTAGTGACGTTTACGGTACCGAGGGTTGTTGTGCCAGTGACATTCAGAGTGCCAGTGACAGAGGCATTCTCGTCAACAGTCAGTGTGTCTACTTTGGCAGTGCCATCCAGATAGAGGTCTTTGAACTCCAACGTAGAGGTGCCCAAGTCAACCGTATTGTCAGTCTTGGGGCGAACCACTGAGGTTGTGATGACAACATCCTGAGCAGGTCCAAGTGCCTTGATGGGTGCACCACCACCAACCGTACCATCATGGTCATGACCAGTAGTAACATCGTAGGCTGCTTGAATAGCATCGAACTCACCATCCAAATCGGCAGCATTGATAATATTACCATTGGCAATGTTGTTTGTAGTGTCGTTGCGGATATAGCCTGTTGCCATTTTACTGCCTGTCGTTGTTAAGGTACTCTATGGTAATAGCATCCAAAGAGAAGGGTGGTGTAATGCTTTCGAAAGCATACTGGAGACTGATAGTAAGCCCAGAGCCAATCATCTGAGCAGAGAAGGAGTAAGTGAGTCTTCCACCATACTGAGCGGTTCCAAAGATAGCAGCACCATAAAAGAAGGGATTGTCTGCCGTATTTTCTAGGTCAATGGTTGGAGGTTGGATTGTGCCAGACTGGTCGAAGTTTAGTCTTGGAGCCACTGTGCCAGAGATAGAACCTTCTGGGTTGAGGTATGTTGTCAGTTTGTAGAAAGTCTTTCTTACTCTGGGATCAGTGAGTGGCAGGTGTGGGGTAAAGTACTGAGCACGGATAACCTCACCATCAAAGCTGTTGCCAGACTCCATTCGGTAAGTGTATCCATCTCTATTCGCAAACAAAACTGTTTCAGAACCATCTGCAGCGGAGTAGATACTGTCTGCAACGTAGGCCAAGATACCATTCACTTCGGCCCAAGCCATGCCCTGTGCAGTCTGGTCTGCAAACTGAGTGGCAAGAACTCCAAGAGAAGTCTCAGATGTTTTGCTTGCAGCATACCCAAACATTCTGTACTGATTTTTACCACGTATCACGCAAGAAGTAAAGCTGGTATTTCCTGAAACGAGAGATTCTACTTCAGACTGGATAGGACGGGAAGACACAGCAAGACCAAAGTCACCGATACGATCTGTAGCACTCAGTAGTCTCACACCATCAGGGCCGAGGAAGGCAATGTCCCCACCAACTTCCTGAATGGTGTCTGTTCTTACACACCCAATGTCCAGTGAAATAGGTTGGAGTTGAAAGTCCCCAATAGTGTTGCCAACCAGTCTGTGTATCTGGTTAGTACTAAAAATAATCAATTGCTCTCTAAAAACAATCAGACCCGTGATTACGTGGGGTGTAGTGATAACACCTGAACCTAGAGCGACAGAGAATTCAGTGTCTGTGTAGGGTGCAGTGAATACAAGAGCGTTGTCTTTTGCAAAGAAGAGTTGATTCTTGAACTCAGCAACATGAGTGGCACCAAGGATGTCTGACGGCGCACCAGTCATTGCCGTAAAGGTAGTTCCATCGTACTTGAATGGGTAATTAGTTCCATCGACACCAGCAATAGTAGAAGTCCCGGTGAAGGAGTAACGCTCAAACCGCATCTTACCACCGAGAGACCTGTCTGTACTCAGAAAAGTGATTGCAGCGTTGTTTGCTGGGGAAGAAGCCAGTGTGGGTGTAATGGTGAGAGTTGCCCCACCAGATGTCACTGTGACACTGCTTGTAATGGTGTAGACTTTTTCAATGCTCGCTATAGTAAAGGTGTCACCAATCTGAGGGATTCCAGTAAGACCATCAATGATGAGACTTGTACCTGTCTGGCTCCCACCATTCACGAGCACAGTGCCGTAAGCAGGTTTATTGATCCTAATCCAACCAGTGCCGTCGGACTCCCAGATATTCCCACCACGAGACACCAAAGCTCTCTGATGGTAATAGATGAGTCCCTCTATCAGGCTCTGAGTATTAGAGAAAGTTACTGCTGCTTTATCTGCAGGGGAGGATGCCAAAGAAGCACTAAGCGTCAGGGTGGCATTCTTAGAGGTACTGTTAAAAGTAACTTCAACAATAGTGTAAGTTCCAGTCACACCTGCAACAGTAAGGGTATTCCCAATGGCTGGGGTTTCAAAGATGTTTGCAATAATGAGGGTTGTGCCTGTCTGACCACTGCCCTGTACGACAGGTTCACCATAGGGTGGGACAAAGGCGCTATCGAATTTAGTGTAACCCAGAATACGTTTATAGCCACCCTCAATGGACGGCTCAAAGTTAGTTAAACGTCTGGCTGTTCCCGGTGCAGTCAAACCCTGCTGGAGAGGAGAGATGTTTGTAACAAGACCCCCCTTAATCTCAATAGGGAAAGTTTCCCATGCTGTCGGCATCTCACCCAACCCGCGCGTTGTTAGAAATGTTTCTCATAACACGGGTGTCTCTGACATAATCATAACGATTGATGTAGAGGGTTCTCATGTCCTTAATACCTTCATCAAACTTCTGCAGGTGCAGGGTAGCATCCTGAGTGTTACCACGGAAAGTGTATGCGTAGTACATAGCACCATCAACAATGACAGAACGAAACTGCTCTGACAAAGAAGGTACGTCTGTAGCATTCACCAAATCAATAGGAAGCCTGTAGTATTCGTAAGCCAACTCATACTCGTAGTTCGGTGCGGGATGCACTCCATAACCTTGATTTGGGGTTCTAAACACCCTCTGGGGAAGGCTCCTGATGGAAGTATTTGCAGTATTGTACTCATCGTCTATATAGTTTTCTAGGTAGTCTTCGTAAGAGATAATACGGAGTTTCTGAGTAGTGTTGTTAAAAGTGTCGTTACGCTTAATTCTAAACGTGTCAAAATCAATCGTCTTTGCATCGTTGGGGTATGAGTATCTGATTGTACCGGGAGTCAGGGTTTCCTCTTGCAACACGTGGTTGAAGGGCCACTCGAACTGACTCTGACCAATGTACTGAATGGCAGAGTTAATGGAGTCTTTAGCAGAAGAATAGAAGCCAACAGCAGAAGCAAAGTTGCTGGATGTCAACTCTACTTCATTGAGCCTACGATTTACATCATTCACAAGGCCAAGAAAATTGTAAGCTGACACGTTGCCTATCCTTCACAGATAAAAGTGAAGGGTGCCCCCTAGAGGACACCCTAATGTTTTAATTAGGCGAGAGTGTCGCGGTCAACTTCTGCAGCGGTCTTACGTGCATCAATGTCAATCAGAACAGCCCACACACGAACAACACCCGAGGTCGGGGCAGTCGTAGCGGTGGCAATCGTCAGGTCAATGGTGTCAGCAGTACCACCAACCACGAGGGGCTGGAAGGCAGCAGCGTTCTGAGCGTAAGCGCCAGCAGCAGCAGCGTCAAAGTCGAAACCGTCAACAAAAACGTCAGCATCCGCACCAGTGCCGAGGTCCAGAGTGTTGTCATTCGACTCACCACCAGCAGCGGTGATAACCTCGAAGCCAGCATTCAGGATCATGGTATTGGTGGGGACCGAGATAGCTTCGATCACGTCAGCAGCAGCCAGAGCCGAACCCTTGGCAGTAGCAGCAGCGGCGAAGTCAACCAAGACTTCTTTGAAGTAGGGCATACGCCCAGCGGTGAAGCCATCAACAGACCCGCCCGCGAGAGTGGTAACAGTAGCCATTTAAGTGTCCTTTCCTATGGCGGTTAAGGGTACCCCACAGAGGGATACCTTAGGGTCTATATTAGGCGAGGTTGTAACGAGCAACCGTCAGAGCTTCCGGGCGCAGAATCTTACGACCGTACAGGTGCATACCACGCACGATGTCAGCGAACGAGTCCGGGTCACGGTAGGTCTCGGTCTTGTTGATCTGCTCAGCGGTAGCCACAGCCGAGTCATGACCAGCAACGATCACACCGTAGTTCGTGGACTGTGCGCTGGAGTTACCCACGAAGGACGAACCAGTACCGACTTGCGGCAGGTTGTTCGACACGTAGACGCGGAAGCCGTTCCAGTTCGTCAAAACCAGACCGTTACGCAGAGCACCCGACTCACCCTGATCTGCATTCAGGAAGCGCGAATCTTCGTCCATCAGGACTTCCATCATCACGGGGTCAATCACCAACCAACGGCCAGCTTTGTCCACGTTCTGCTGGTCGAGCAGACGGCCCATGCGGTTAATCAGCATGACAGGCGAGACATGAGTGGTAGGGAGAGCACTAGCACCCGGAAGACGAGCAGCAACCGGGATAGAGTCCCCAGCGCTACCAGCCGTGGTGATGTTGCCAAACGAAGGACGCGAGAGCTTCATCGAAGACAGCAGTTCATCCGAACCAGCCGTGGTGATAGCTTTGGTGCCATTCACAACGTCATTCACTGTACCAGCGTTAGCATGGAGAGCGGTCTGCTTGTAGCCCGACAGATAGCCCAGAACTTCTTGGTCATGGTTGTCAGCCAAACGGTAGGCTGCACGGTTGGTAGCAAGGTCCATGAAGTTGACGTGCGAGTGGGCTTCTTCGATGTCATCAACTTTGAAGGCAAAGTAGTTAGCCTTGTCGATAACCAGCGAGAAGTCTTCATCGTCGAGGTCTTGAGCTTGAATCTGGGTACCACGTGCGTAGTTCGAGACCGAGATTTCCGGTTCTTTGATGATACGAACGGTATCACCCTGAGCCGAGATTTCACCGAAGTAATCCGAGTTAGTGATGTCACCAACCACAGTTGCTTTACGGAGAGCGAGTTGAACTTTCTTCGAGTAGATGACCGAAGAAAAATTTCCATTGGGCAGGTTCGACCAGCCAGCAGCAGTTTGGAAAGCCATGAGAAAATCCTCCTATGATATTTGGCTTTGATTAGAAGCAAAACATTTCTATAAG